ATATCTAAAAAAACATTTAAATTGAAACAGACTGCAGATGTAGGACGTACAATCTTACCAATAGAGCAATTAGAAGGTATTGAACCAAGTGAACTAGATATTTTAAGGAATAAATATGAAGAATGTAATAAATCATGCCTCGCATTGAGGTCACAAATAAATATAATTGAAAGTCAAACTTTTTTAGAATATGAATTAAAAGAGTCAGATACCCTGATAGATCTTTTGGAGAAAATTATATTACAGCCTGAAAGTGCTTCGCCAAAATGGGATGAATGTATATTTAATTTAATCAATATATCTACAGGTGTAAAAGGTAAAGGAAGGCTAAGAGGAGGTAGTTATTTCGAGGCAATTTTTCAACTTGCTATTGCGATAGGAGTTCTCCCTCAATTTAGAAATAAATTCGTACGTTTCTATGATATTCCTGACTATAAAAGGCTTGTAGAATTTAAGGACTATTTGCACACAAAACCAGTGAAAAATGAAGGGTTTTCTGAGACAGGTATATCAGATATATCATTTGAAGTATCAGATACATCTACCTTTTCTCATATTCCAGAAAGCAAGTATGAATGTGGTTCAAAGCCATCTGACGCACCACCCACAAGAAATCCTCTATATTTTATATCGGTAAAAGGATTTAAGAGAGAAAAGAATGTAGCAAAATCATACGATATACCTATTCTTGATAGACAGTTACAAGAAATAGAACAATCTCGGCCAAAACATATAATGGTGTGTGTACGTAATAAGGAAAAGTTCTTATCAAACCTTTCAAGAACACGTATTGATTTTATAAAGAATAGTATAAAAGAACGTGTAATAGGGTATGAAGAAGTTATAAAGGCATTCTCAGATTTCAGAATATCATTCTTTAGTAAATTAGAATCAGGTATGAAAGCGACAAAGGAAGAAATCTTGGAAAAGATAAAAGAACTATATCCAAGACGTACAGTTCAAAAGGGTATTTTATCTCTTTACTTTCACCAGGAGCTAGTTGTAAATTCAGTTATAAATCGTCTAAAAACAAACCCTATAAATGACAAGCCATATTTCATGTGCGTAGGTGTATTACCACGAGGCGGTAAGTCTTTTATTGCAGGAGGTATTATTGATGCACACCGCAGGTTAAAGCCAGTAGGTTCAGCATATAATATATTGTTTTTAACATCTGCTATCAATGAGACACGTGCGCAATTCAAGGATGACCTTGTAGAGATGTTCTCTGAATTTGATGATTTTAATTTTGTAGATGTTGTCCTAAAAAGTGGTAGTGAAGAAACACATGGTGTAGGATCAAAGAAAAATAATTTCTATTTTGTAAGTCGGCAGCTTTCTTCTTTAACAGAAGAAGTTAAAAATGAAGAGGATGCTACTACTATTGGAGAGCCTGACATGCTACAGCGACTTGAACGTAAACTAGGGAAGAGGCCTGAATTCGATATATGTTTTTTTGATGAAGCGCACGTAGGAATATCTTCAAAAACAGTTAGAAAGAATTTTCAGAAAACCTTTGAAGAGTATAAGATGCCAATTATTCTAATGACTGCTACATATAAGGCTCCTGCAAAGGTCCTAGATTCTGCCTTAGACTTATTTGTATGGGACCTACAAGATATCAAGGATATGAAATCACTTCCATCACTAGGCGTAGATGGATTTATACAAAAAAGACCAGATGTTATAGAAAGATATCCTGAAGTAGCAGAAAAACTACTGCGATCTCGTTTACAATTAGGTCAAACATTAGACCAACTAGCAAAGCCTTATATAAATTTTCCTAATCCCAATTTTATTTCATTAACATTTACACCCTCTACAATTAGTAATTTATTGAAAGAAGGACAGGGATATTCATATGATACATTTTTTACAATAAATCAAAATAAGGCATTGCTAAGCAATTCTAGTGAAATGAACAATTGGCATTCATTATTAGTAAATAAGGAACATGCCTTAAAATTAAGAGATTTTATGACACCTCAGAATGAAAAGCGCCCAGATGGTCAAGGTGAAAGTATTTTGACAGGGGGCAATCGTAAATATAGAGCATTAAATCAAATATTTAGTATAGCACAAGCGCATGGTGGAAGGCCTATGCAATCAAAGCCATTTTCTATTCTAATGTTTATGCCATTTGGAAAGAATGATATAAAAATAGGTGAATTATGTCGTATATGGGCATCATTTATGTATCAGTCACCATATTGGAGAGAAAATTTCGTATTTTTAACACTAAGTGTATATGCAAATCATGTAAAAACACCTCATGCTACGATTAAATCGGCCGTTGAAAAAGGCATATGTCACCGTGAAGATTTTGACTGGGATCTTAAAAAGATTATAATAGAGGTTGAACGGGAGGCACTAAAACAAGGTAAAGGTCTTGTTATTCTATCAGGTGATGTAGCAAAAATGGGTATCTCATTGCCATGTGTAGACGTGGTATTTCTTATGACTAGTAATCAAGAAGCGGACGATATTATTCAAAAAATGTATCGCGCTTTAACTGATAATCCGCCATACAAGAAGGACGGATTTATAGTCGACCTTGATGTAAAACGTGTAATAAAAGCAATGTTTGAGTATGATATCGAGAAAGATAAAATGCGTATTACAACTAAGACGACACCTAGCACTGAAGAAAGGTTGATGAAGACATTTGAATTATGTAATTGGGGTCAAGATGCGTATACTGAAGATAATCCAGATAAATCATTTAATGATATAATGGATGAAATAAAGAGAAAGGTTATATCAGATTTAAAAGCAAAAATACAAAGTGAATATGGTGAAAAATCAAGGGAACTTGATAGAAAACAGGTATTCATAATAAGAAGTGATAGAGAACTTATTGCAAAGGTCAATGAGACATTACAAAATACTGCTATGACAAAAGAACAAAAAAAGAAAGCACAAACACTAGCAAAGCGTGGTGAATCTATTCCGGCAGCTCCTTCATTGCTAAGTGACCCGAAGGAACCAGATGAAGCTGCAGAACCAATGGTAGCTCCACCTAAGTTATTATTAATTGAAGATGATATAGATAAAAAAATAATGGATATATTAAAAACATTCATAAATACCATTGTAATAAAGTCTGTAGAGCCATTCTCTAAGACAATTAATCTTTCTACTCTCTTGAATAAATATGAACAAGATAAGAGGGTAACTAGATGGCCAGTAGAATGTGAGTGTTCTACAAATGCAAATTGTAAGAAGCACCATGATAATATATATGAGGCAGTAGCATGTGAATTAAAAGCATATGCAAGAACAGGTGATTCTGAAAAAAGCGAATATAATGAAGAGACACATCGAAATATACTATTGCTAATTGATGAGATATTCAAGAATTCGGAATTAATTATAGACTGGAATATATATGCTGAAAATTTACTAAGAGAGATAAATGAATCTAAATCCGTAAAAAATGGTGGTCGTTTCAATATAACCCGTAAAAAATATAGATATTAGATAGTATGACTGAGACGGCCAAGAGATATAATAGTATATTAGATATTATAGACAAAAGACTTATCCCCGACGTCGAAGCCAAGGGGAAACGTGGTGAAGTATTTACTCCACTAAACCTTGTGCGTGAAATGCTATTCGGTATTAAGAAGTCATCAGTAAAAGAATTTAAGAATAAAGTACCAGATGCTAAATCTGAAGAGTATTTAAAATTCGTATGGGGCCTTGATGATAAAGGTGAATTTATAGAAGAAGATGAAAAAGACAAAGTTGGTGGAATTCCTTTATCTATTTGGAGAGATCCTGATACAAAATGGTTAGATCCTGCAAATGGAATTGGAAACTTTCCTGTTGTTGCATTCTATATGCTAGATTATCAATTAGGTAAGCATGGGCCAAAGGAATTTAAGGGAGATGATAATAAGATAAAGCGTAGACGGCACATTGTTAAAAATATGTTATATATGATTGAACTAAATAAGGGTAATGTAAATACATCAAGAAAGATATTTGAGAAAATTGTACCAGGTGTAACTCCTAATATTCTATGTGCAAATACAATTGAAATGACTGATGATAAATTAAAGAAGGAATTTGGTGTTAATAAGTTTGACGTAGTAATGGGAAATCCACCATTTAATGAAGGGGGTACGAAACATCATTCTGATAGAGGATTATATAGAAAATTTATACAATATGCATATAATATTCTTAATAAGTCTGGATATATCATATATGTTCATCCTCCAAACTATCATAGAATAGATAAAGATGAAATAAGATCATTATTTAACAATAATAATCTAATATTTCTGCGTATAATACCTGATACAAAAATATATTTTGATGTTCAGATAGCAATTGATTATTACATAATACAAAAGGATAGTAATAAAAGGAATACCTCTATTTTAGATAAGCATAATATTCTAACTACTGGCATTGACGTATCACTTCTTTCAACAATTCCTAATTTTGGATTTAGTATAATAAAAAATCTATTAAGTAAAAGGGCCGAGAATAATAAATTTACTGCTGTTATAGGAAGAGACTCTGAAAAACATACACAGCGAACAGAACTATTTAAAAATGGAACTAATCCAATAATTCACTTAATAAATGAAGATGGTATACGAATAAAATTATCAAAAACAGAACATACTTATCAACATACAAAAAAGGTAATAATAAATGGCTTAGGTGTACCATATATACTAGATGATAAAGAGGGTAAATATGGAGTAAGTGAAGCACCCAACTATGTCTTAGAACCTAGTAAAAAAGAAAAGATATTCTTATTTTCAAAGTTATTTCAGTATTTAAATTGGGCATATCGTATACAAGGTAATAAAAACGACCGATATTTATTTGATATATTACCAGATCTAAATAAACTTGAATATAACAATGAGGAGGATATGATAAATAAATTAGGCCTTAATAATAAAGATGACGAAACAGAAATTAATAAATATAATGTACCTAAATTTCCACATGTTGAAAAAATAGAAAAGGCAGGTGAAGGTAAAGCACCACGTGCTAAAAAAACAGAAAAAAAGGGCGGATCCAGAAAACCCCATCGTTTCACTCGTCGTAAATCACGCAATTAAGCCTAAATAATCCCTTTTTAACTTAAACCCCATATAATTATAATAATTATATGGAGATACAAGAAGAAATATACGATTATATTATTAGTAACGCAGGAGCTTCTGAATTAATTGCAGCTAGAATATTTCATCATACTTATGAAAATAAATATAGAATACATGTGATTGGGCATAGAAAAGTATGGTTTGAAGTAAATACTGATAATACACTTAGTGAAATTGAAGATATAGTATTAAGAAATAAATTATCAACTGATATAGCAGACTTAGTAATGATGGCTCGTAAGAAATTTAAGAATGATGAAAAATATAATAAAATAGACTTTATTTCTATAAATAAGAGTCTAGAATCTCTAAATCTAATATTAACCGAGTCAATTAATAAGCGTAAAGAGTTACGTGAACTGAATAAAATTGATGAAGGGCGTGAAATTGATTCTAAGATAAAAGATACTGAATCTGCTATTCATTTTATTAAAAGAAAGCTAGAATTACAGAGAGCTGATAATATGGACAAAATATTTTCAGGATTAATTCAATTGGAGTCTAGTTTATATAATAGCACTTTCAAAAATAAAGTTATAAAAGAGTTAGAGGGTTTATTTATAAAGAATATTGATGTAGCAATTAAGGATGCAAACTCAGAGCAACGCAAGGCAATCCCTAAGAAGATTCGTGGAGAGGCTTGGAAAATCCAGTTTGGCGACTCTACAAAGGGATCTTGCTTCTGCTGTAAAAAGGAGTTAGATGCGTTTGATGATTGGCATGCAGGTCATATTGTTTCTCATTCAAATAATGGAAAAGATACATCAGATAATCTAAGACCTGTGTGTGGCTCTTGTAATCTCTCAATGGGGACTGAAAATATGGATGATTTTAAGGCGAGATGCTATCCCAATTAAGCTGAGCGCCAAGCCATAGACTTACATTTGATGACCTGTGCCAGAACCATTGCATGCTTCACATGTGACCTTTTTTGATACTGTCTTTAGCCATTCCTGCAGATTTCTCATATGACCCTTTGTTTCAGTTTGTTTTAATACCCAATTACAATATGAAATATCGGTGCGTCTAATTTCTTCATAGGTTTTATTCGCATGCTTGCCGAATGGCAAAATCTTATTAGAATCCTCCATGCATGCTATATTATTGAAAAATAATCAATTTTAGACACATGGGCATTTCAAATCGGTAGTTATTTTATGTAATCTTTATTTTAACAACATCCTCCTTCCCATAAACAACATATACCAGCTTCTGTATATTCACATGGTTTCCTCCATATGCCTGTCTTACATGTTAGAATAGAATTACACTTCCTACAGTGAGTTTTCCACTTTTCAAAGAATGGTTGAACATTTTTACCAGGCGGAATATACCACATCTTTTTAACAGGATCCCATTTTGCACCCATTTGTTTTGCTGTTTCTTTTTCCGCAAACTTACATTCAATATATGCAGCACCCTCAAGTGTCTTAAGTGGAAATGCCTTTTTCTCTGAGGCAGTTTCTGAGTCAATACGGTTTTGTTCCTCCATTTTGGCTAGCCTAATGCACAGCGCATTAATTCAATTTTTAAACTATAAAGTGCCGATTTAAAATGAACATGGGTCTAATGTATGATTTAATAGTTCATCCCTTCAAACACTCCTTAATCCAAGTCAACTTCGGGTCAACAGCCAGCATGAATTTATTCTTTAAAGCTTTCTTTAAAATAATGTCATCATCTTTTTTTGGATCTAGAGTAGTCAACAATTCTACACTTTCCCGCTGTTTTTTATTATATTCCTTAACACGTTCAACGAAGGCCTTGATTTTATCAG